AGGCAGTGGCCGGCTCCTGAAAGGTCTCATGGGCAAGTCGGGGCTCAAGCCGGACGGTGTGTACTTTACGAACACGGTGAAGTGCAGGCCCCTGCTAAAGAACGTGGACGGGACCCTAGCCCTGAACAAGGAGGGGAAGCCCCAGGACCGAGCCCCTACGAAGGAAGAGATCGCCCACTGCTCGTGCTTCTTGCAGGAAGAACTCACGATCCAAAGGCCGAACCTCGTCCTCGCCCTAGGAGCGAGTGCACTCTATGCGTTCAAAGACACTAACCAGATCGGTAAATTCCGAGGAGTTCCGTTCAAAACACCCACTGGACAAAAGGTTCTCGCAACCTTCCACCCAGCCGCCCTCATGCGACAGCAGCACATGTTCCCCGCCGTCATCACCGACTTACAAACAGCGGCTGCTGAAGCAAAGAGTCCAAACCTGCACGTCGCTAACGTCCAGTATCGGATCGACGCTCGCCCGGACACTTTTGGTCCAGATGTTCTCCTCGCTGCCAGGCAAGCTGGGTACCTCGTCTTTGACTGGGAGACCACTGGACTCCGAGCGGACACGAGTACATATCAGTGTGTGGGACTTACCTCGAAATCACACGAGGCTGCGTGTTTCCCTTGGTCCCCTGGTACTCAGCGGCTCATGGAGGAACTCTTTGCTGACCCTCGTATCGAAATCGTCGGGCAGAATTCGGAGGACTTCGACTTGCGGTACTGGGAAGAGAAAGGGAACCCGACGCCGGTAGGCCGCACGTTCGACACGATGCTTGGGTTCCACTTGGTCAACCCGGACCTGCCGAAGAAACTCGAAGCCATCGGCTCCTACCACGCACGGGACGTGCAGCCGTGGAAGGGCCCGAACATGTACAAGGGTTCGTTCGAAGACCTGCAGAAAGGGTGTTGCACGGATGTGGACGTCACTTGTCGAGCGTATCTCGACCTGCAGAAGGAGATGGCGTTGATCGGGGTGAAGGACCTGTACTACAACTCCGTCATGCCCCTGCAGCCCGTGCTCCGCAGGATGACCAGAGGCGGGATCAAGAAGGACATAGTCCGCGCGGCGAAGATCGGAATGGGGCTGTTAGCGGTTGCGGAACGTAAGGAGAAGCTTCTCCGAGACGGCCTGGGTAAGCCCTACCTGAACTTGAACTCACCCAAGCAACTTATGGAGCTGCTCTACGAGGACCTTGGGTTGCCCGTGCAATACGCCAAGTCCGGGAAGCACGAGATGAGGCCCACAGCCAACGCGGAGGCAATGGACAAGCTGGCCGAGCTCACGGACAACCCAATCTTCCACCTGGTGAACGAGGTGCGGACTGCTCGCAAGTGGAAGTCGACGTTTGCGGACTTCGAAACGGACGACGATGACTACGCACACCCCCACTTCGGCTGTGCGAAGGCAGCTAATGGCCGTTTGAACTCCTGGGACTTCAACGCACAGAACGTTCCGAATGACATGCGAGTCATTTGGATCCCGGACTCTCCCGACCACGTGTTCATAAGCACCGACTGGTCCCAGATCGAGTGGCGCATCGCCATGGCCTTGGCAGGTGATGAAGCCGGCCTCCGCATGTTCGCGTCCGGCATCGACATGCATACGGGCGTTGCGGCTGAGGTCGACGGCCTGCGGATAGAAGACGTCACGCCGCAGTTGCGACATATGGCGAAGTTCATCGTCTACGGCCTGGCCTACGGACGGGAAGCCCGCAGCATCGCGAAGGCACGAAAGATCGACTTGTCCGTCGCCCAAGACTTCGTGACGAAGTTCTTCGGCAAGTTCCACCGGTATAAGGCCCACCGGGACCTCCAGTCCAAGTTCGTAGAGAAGAACTCGTACTTGCGGAACCCGTTCTCCCGCCGCAGGTGGTGGTACACTCGCACTCCGACAGAAGAATACAACTTCAACCCGTCTTCGTCCGCTGCCGACATGATGTACCTTGTCATGCCGAAGGTCGAGCAGCAGCTGCCTGCGGGCGCACGTATGGTCTTGACCGTGCATGATGAACTCGTTACCTGTGCACATCGGAACGTAGCCGCGCAAGCGGCCGAATGCATGAAGCAGTGTATGCAGCGGGTCTTCGACCAGATCACGGAGGCAAGTCTCTACCCGGACGTCGTCCGCCAGTACTACCCGAACGGGTGGTGGGCTCCGGTGGAAGTGTCCTTCGGGACGAACTGGTCCCAGTGCAAGGAGAAGACTCCGGTTGATAAGGCAGCAAGTAAACAGATCGCTAAGGAGGTTGGTTATGCCCACTAGGTTTAACGAAGAAACGCTTTCCTACCACCGGGAAATGGACATTAGGGTCGTCGCGGGGTCCCTGGCAAGTTGTGGGAGCCCGGTCGACGTCTACCTGCCGAGGGAGACCGACTTGTTCCTCGACTTGGACTCCGCCAGTTCTCAGACGAAGTTCCTCGAGATGAAGGCGTTTATCGAGAGATCGCACTCGCCACTTGTGATCGTGTACTGGGGACAATCCCGGCATAACGGGCACCATGTGATCGTCCGGTTGGATCACCACATCACACCGTTAGAACGGATCACGTTCCAAGCCGTGTTAGGGTCGGATCCCCGCCGGGAAGCCCTCGCGCTGATCGACTACATGACTCCGAGCATCCACCCACTCACTTGCTTTTTTGAGAAGCCGGGAACCGTGATCCCGGGATACGAGAAGGAGACGCTGTGAAACTCGCAATGGAGATTCCGACACATCACCTCGAGGAAGTGTCACATGTTTGTGACGTGGACTTTGCCCTCGCCCATATGGTCCTGAACAACAAGGACTACGAACACTTCTACCGGGACCAGCGAGCGAAGGGTCGCTTCGTCCTCCTGGACAACGGGATGTATGAGATGGGCGAGCCCCTCTCATGCACGGAGATCTACGAGGCAGCAGACCGGATCAACGCAAGCGTCGTGTGCCCGCCCGACAAGCTCGGCGACGCGAAATTCACGTATGACAAGTTCGAGGAGATGCGGGTGCACCCGAAACGGTACAACAAGGACCTTATGCTAGTCCTGCAGGGGAGTACGAGCGACGACCGCCTGAAGCTCTTCATGCACAGCATGGCCCACGTCAAGATGCTGGCGTTGCCGTTCCGAGAGCCTCGGCTCCAGTGGTTCACGGACTTGCTCCGGGCGGTCCCGGCCCACGTGCGGTGGCCTGGGCGCTTGCACTTGATGGGCGTGAATGAGCTCGACGAGCTCAAGGCCTTTGCCGGGCTCTTGAACGAACCTTCGGTTGCCTGGAACCCGGCTCTCGTCACGGTCGACACGGCCAAAGCCGTGAAGCACGCCATCGCCGGCAAGTACTTGTGGGAAGTCGAGAACATGCGGACAGGGGCCAAGTTGGACCACGAGGCGAAACTAGACGGCGCCCAGCTCAAGCGCGTCTTCGCAAATACCGCATACCTCCGTACCTGGATGGTCTAGTGCCGAGGCCGGAGAACAAGTCCACGGTTCCCCTTGGGCGGCAGGTCGCACAACTGGTCATGGGGCTGGAGCGCATCGATGCCCAGCCCGATGACCCTCGTCTGCCGAACATAATCACTTGGGTCAAGGACCTTCCGATACACGTCCGGAGCGAAGAACTCTACGCGCGGATCGCGAAGGCTTTCAAGTTGGAGGTGGAGGACCTGAAGAGGCAGACGAACCCGAAGGTCATCGTTGAGGACTTCGAAACGCTTTTGCCCCGTCACGGGTTTCTCCGAGACTATGTCGAGTATACGAGAAGCACTGAACCACCTACGGTGTTCCATTTCTTCGTCGGGGCAACTATCCTGGGCGCCACGTTGCGTCGTCACGTTCACTTACCGCGGGGTGACAAAAACATCTACCCGAACCTTTGCATTATATTGGTCGCTCCTTCCGGCAAGTGCAGGAAGACTACCGCTTGCGAGCTTGGGGTCTCAATCTTCCGGGACGGCGGCGGGGAAGTCTTTGCTGATAAGGTTACCCCTGAGTCGCTGGTTGATGTTGATCCAGACCACACGTCTGTCACAGGGCTCATCTACTCAGGAGAGTTGAAGCAGTTTCTCGGGAGCCAGAAATACATGGAGGGGATGATCCCCCTTTTGACCCGGTT